ACGGAGACTTGACAGCGTAATACAAAATTCAATAAGAAATTAGGAGATATAAATGGCAGTAGGTAAGAAAGCAGGTAGAAAGTCCCAAGCATCAAATGACTTTTTGGAGCCATTAAAGCCAACAATTACTAGTGCTACAAACGTAGGAACTAATCGTGCATTTAATAATGGTGCAGTAACAGTTTCATTTACTTTACCTGAATTATCTCCAGCAGCCACATCTTTTACAGTAACAGCAAGCACAGGTCAAACAGGAGTTGGAGCATCTTCTCCAATTACAGTAACTGGAATTGCATCTTCAGCAACTCCAACATTTACAGTAACTGCAACAAACGCAGCAGGAACTTCTGCTGCTTCTGATGCATCTAGTGCAGTAACAGTAACAACTGTTCCAGCAACACCGTCTGCACCAACTGCAACTGCTCAAGTTAATCAAGATGAAGTTTCTTGGTCTGCCCCAGCAAATGGTGGTTCTGCAATTACTGGATATACATGGGCTTCTTCAGATGGAAAGAGTGGATCAACAGCAAGTACAAGCGTAAACGTTGCTCAAGAAGCAAACACTTCTCAAACATATACAGTTTATGCAACAAACGCTAACGGTAACTCTCTAACATCGGCTTCATCTAATAACGTTACTACAATTGCTCCGTTCTTCCCTCCATTCTTCCCGCCGTTTTTCCCATTCTTCCCCCCATTCTTCCCACCATTCTTCCCATTCTTCCCTCCATTCTTCCCATTCTTTCCATTCTTCCCGTTCTTCCCCCCATTCTTCCCATTCTTCCCGTTCTTCCCACCCTTCTTCCCATTCTTCCCGTTCTTCCCATTCTTCCCACCGTTCTTCCCATTCTTCCCATTCTTCCCACCCTTCTTCCCATTCTTCCCGTTCTTCCCATTCTTCCCACCGTTCTTCCCGTTCTTCCCGTTCTTCCCACCGTTCTTCCCACCAGCGTTCCCATCCTTCGGTGGAAACCCATTCGATCCATTCGACATATAAAATAATAAACAAAAGATATACCACATCAGAAATGGTGTGGTATACTTTTATATGGGTTATATAAAAGTAGAAAGCGATACTATGTACGAAGAAATTTATAATGAAAACGAAAATCCATGGTTTACAAAAGATAGATCAGAAACGGCATCAAATAGATACCCTTCAAGAACAATGAGCAATGGTTTTGTAGTTGAGAATCCAGCACTAGGAATAAATTTATATAGAAATACATTTTCAAATCAAGACTCAGAAAGATATATAAAAATACTTGAGTCAAACTTGGGCGGTAATGGAAAGTATACTTGGTCTGATGCAAAAGTCACTACCTCAGACAAACCAATTAAAAAGGCAAGAGATTGTGTTGACTTTAAGTATAAGCAAGAAAATTTAGGACCCAGAGATGAGCACAATGCAGAATTGTTAGATTTGCATGAAGAAATTTATCAAAAATTAAAACTATGTATTGATGATTATGCAAGATATTGGGGAATTAATGTTGTTTACTATGAAGCGTTCAACTTTGTAAAATATGAAGGTGAGGGTAAGCACTTCAATATTCATGCAGACCATGGACCACACTACAATTGTACAGTTTCTGCAGTAATATATATTAATGACGATTATGAGGGCGGAGACATTAGGTTTCCAAGACTTGATGGTTACACTCATACTCCAAAAGTAGGAGACATCATTCTTTGTCCTTCAAACTATATTTATGAACATGCATCTTTGCCGATGAAAGAAGGAACTAAATATTGTGTTGTCGTAATGACAGACATCAATGAACTAGGACACAAGTAGTGTCTTTAGTTGCTAAGTTTAGATCATTTAGGCCTTGGCTAAATAAAGAAGATATTTCTGTTCCTGCCCCTACCCAAAAAGAAATTCCAGACTGGTACAAAGATGCAGACAGATTTGCAAAAATGCCAAATGGGGAATACTATAAAGCAACAAAAGAGGTTTGTCCATTTCCAAAAGAAGGAACAACGGACGATTATGGAAAGATTCCAACTTGGAAAGCATGTCCAGCAATCATGGATGCTTTTGCGACTGGGTATGTTTTTAAAACCCCTTGCGATTTAGTATTTGCCAAAAATGCTCAGGGTATTATAAATGTTACTATTAATGATGGTAGGTACAAAGATTTTTGTACTCAAAGGCCACCAATGCCACAATTTGAACATCCAAAAGGATATTATAGTTATCATTTTGCTTGGAGTTCTCCGTGGGGTCTAGAATTACCAGAAGGCTACAGTGCATTGTTTATGACTCCCATGAATAGGTTTGATCTTCCATTTATTAATACAATTGGAGTTGTCGATAGCGATAATGTGCATCTGCTGGGCAGTTTCCCATTTTTTGTAATAGAGGGTTGGGAAGGAACCATTCCAGCAGGAACACCATACTTGCAGGTGCTTCCATTTAAAAGAGAAAATTGGGAACATGAGATAGATATTTTAAATCAGTCTCAGATATATGATAAAATGGTTAAGAACATGCAGTTTTTCCGTCAGCCAGATGGCGGGGTATACAAAAACAAAGTATGGTCAAGAAGAGAGTATAAATAGGAGACGCAAATGCAATCATGGACAGGAAAAGAAGATCTTGGTAACGGAATTATCTGTTATAGAGGAGTAATTAAAAAAGAGTTTGACGTAATAAATCGACTTGAAAACACCTTGGGGTCAGTTGCTGGATATACAGAGTTATCTCCCGAAGGAAAAAGATATCACTGGATGCCAGCATACGTTGGGTATCAGCAGTTAATGCCTGACTACAGAGATTGTGTAGATTTTAAATTTAAAAAAACTGATATTGAAAATGACAAAAGCGAAGAATCTATAAAACTTCAAGCACTTTGGCAAGATATTTATAATGTTCAGGCAGTAGCAGTAGAAGACTACAGGAAAATGTATAACATTATGCCACTTAAATACTGGGAAGCATTTAATTTTATTAAGTATGGTCCAGGTCAACACTTTATGGAGCATCACGATCATGGCTATTCTTACAACTGTACAGTATCTTTAGTTGCTTATGTTAATGATGATTATGAGGGCGGAGAGTTATACTTTAGATTACAAAACCTCAACATAAAGCCAAAGGCTGGAGATCTTTATGTTTTCCCTTCAAACTTTATGTATCCACACCAAGCAATGCCAGTTCATTCTGGAACAAAGTATTCAATTGTTACAATGCTTGACTATAGCAAAAAGTATCATACACCAGATATGTATGATCCAAAGTGGGATAATGAATAATGATTAATATATCTGTTGAAAGGATGCAAGGCTGTTTATTTGATATTCAACCAATGTCCATAAAGAGAGATTGGATGGATGTAACATCAGAGAAACATGCATATAGATGTTTTCCAGTAACTCAGGCTAACGTTGTTGGATGGAATCTTTCTTGTACTCAAGATATAGTATTTACGTGGGATGGTATTAATGATCAAACAGACCAACATGTACTTATCGAGAGCCCAGAAAACTCTTACGCTGGAAGAGGTCAATCTTCGGTAAGTCTTAACACATCTTTGGTATTTAGAACAGATCCAGATGTAAGCATTTTAACAATTAACCCAGTTAATTATTTTAATGAAGACTTTGAAACAATGTCTAACCTTATAAGTACTTCTTTTTATGATAATCCTTTGCCACTTGCAATTAAGGCAAAAAAAGCAAATATCAAAACTACAATAAAAGCAGGAACTCCAATTGCTACAATAATTCCTATATCTTTAACTAATTTAAACAATAGTGTAATAGAAATTGTTGAATATAAAGATAATGATAGAGCAAGGGCTGATGCCAACATTTCTTACGGTGAAGCAGCACAGGTTCTCAACTCTTCTGGTCAATGGACAGATTGGTATAGAGATGCAGTAAATGAAAATGGAAAATCTTTAGGTTCTCATGAAGTCAAAACTTTAAGACTTTTTGTAAAAGATAACAGAGGTTAAGGGCAACATGAGCGAATTGAGACCTTCACACTCCGATATAGTTAATGAATATTTGGAAAATGCCAAAGATAGAAAAGTCTCGCACTACATGATTACTGTATCAAGAGATGGAGAAGATCCAGTTAGGTCTATAATATCTTTTCAGACTATAGAGGATGCTGTAGATGGTTATAGAATGTATCAAGATGCAGGGTTTGCAAAAGATTACCTAACAGTATCTTTATATGAGCCTTGTGGAAAGATTACTACCAAGGTTCTAAAAAGAAACCACGCTGGAGACCCGTCATTTGTAAGACAAAATTATATAGATGCTACAGATGCTCTCTATCAAGTAAAAAATAAATTAGATAAAAAAGACTACGAAGATCTCTGTTTAAAAATTGCCACATCGTTTGGAAAAGATAACTGGAGATTTAATGTAGAGAGGTTTTTAAAAAATTTAGAGGTAGAAAGGCAATTATAGGAGTATATTCCTATGATATAATTAAAATATGAATCAACAAGAAGCAATTACAGTAATTAGAAAACCATCTAGTACCCCATCAGGATTTTTTGGAAGTGGTCCAGAGAATATTATTGAATTAGAAAATTTTATGACACAGGAAGAAGTTGACTTCTTAGACAAAGCGGCAAGAAGTATAACAATTTGGGATATAACACAAAGCCATAAGAATGAAAATGGTACAGTAATTTATGACGCAGACTATTGGAAAGATAGAGTTGCAAGCGCTCCATCATTAAATCAAAACGACCCAAATATCGTTCCAGTAATAATTGGACTATTTAACAAACTACAACCAGTCATTGAAAACTTTTTTAATGTAAAGGTTCAGCCAACTGGACAAACAATCGTAAAGTGGAATCCAGGTCAATATCAATTACCACATGCAGACAAAGAGTTGCACTCTGGCCCAGATGCAGGAACTCCTAATGATTTTCCAAACTATGACATTGCAAGTTTGTTCTACATAAATGAAGATTATGAAGGTGGAGAGTTGTATTTTCCTAATCAGGGAATACAGTTTAAACCAAAAAGAGGTTCGGCATATTTTTTCCCAGGGGATATGAATTATGTTCATGGAGTAACAAAAATTAAAAATGGTATTAGATATACCTGTCCATTTTTCTGGGAAATTCTTGAACATACTGGAAAAATAAAACCAGATTTTAATAAAGAATATCATAGAATTTTTCCTAATGACGAGTCAATAAAGGCCTGGGATCCAGATAATGGAATTAGGAATGACAAATGAATTGTGTAGAAATATATCCAAATATTCTGGTTTATAAAAATGTTTTCGAAGATACAGAAAAAATGTATCAAATTTTAAAAAATTCTTCAAACGATAAAACAGATAGGGTTTTTGGTGAGTGGTCTCAATGGTCTCATTTTGGAAATTATATTAACTATCCAGCGGGTACTGCCTTCGGTAAAGAGTGGAGTTATGAAAATCTACAAACAATAAATACTGAAAGTAAAACTCAAGAAGAACAAAAATATTTTCTTTTAGAATTGGCAAGTGGATTTAATAGAGTTACAACAGACTATATTTTTAAATATGGCAGCGATTTTGATTTTAATGCTGATGAAATGATAGAAACTAAAGAAGGAGAAATGGTTCCTTTGTGGAAGATGTACGGTCCTTCAATATGTAGTTATCATAAAAATATTGAAGATCAGATGTCAATGACATATCATTCTGATTTTATTAGAGAGCCAATTCCAAGCCCAGGATACAAGTTTGCAATAACAGCGAATGCCTATTTTAATGACGACTATGAGGGTGGAGATATTGATTTTTATGTTAGCGGTGAATTAATAAAATATAAGCCAGAAGCAGGAGACTGGTTAATATTTCCTTCTGGCCATCCAGATGTTTTAAGAAAAGATAATACTGTTTATCTACACGGAGTGTTTCCGTCTTATAAAAACGAAAAGTACTTTGCTAGAATGTACTGGAGAAAATATAGCGTTGGAAGCCAAGAATGGTTCGATAAAGAGGCAGAGTTTGGGAAAAAAGAATGGTATGATATGCAAGATGGCATAAATCAAGAATACTGGCAGTCGCTGCCGAACAGGTTTGAAATACCAGAAGGGGTTAGAGTAAAATGAATTTAGAAGATAAAACAAGATTAACAAAAGATATAGTTATTTATAAAAATTTTATATCTTCAGAAGTTGCACAAAAACTTGTAAAGGTTTTAGATAAGCATGCTGAGGTTGGAACAATAACATGGATGCCAATATCTTTTTATGAGTCTTATTCATCTGTTCTTCCACAAGACAATGATGAGCATGTAATTGCTGAAGGTTTACCTGCGGATATTTTTTCACAAATGAAACAAGGAATTATTAATGCAGTTGCAAGTGTTCACGATCTTGATCCAAAAATAATTTCTCAAATTGGATATCATACACAAAAATGGGAACCAGGAGCATATGCAAGAATTCATTCTGACAATACAGACGAGCATGGAAAATCAGGAGCATTTACTAGAAGCAGATACGCTGCGTTTTTATATTTAAATGATAATTTTGAAGGTGGTCTGTTGCAATTTCCAGGACAAGAACTAAGCATCAAGCCCGAAGTTGGCATGCTTGCTGCATTTGACGGGGGATTTAACAATATGCACGAAGTAACATTAATAGAGAGTGGCGTAAGATACACTATAGGATCTTTCTGGGATGATCGTGAAGAAGATGCATATCCACAAGAACTAAGAGATGCCTGGGCAGAAGAAATGAAAGAGACAAGAGCCAAGCAGGAAATTGAAAGAGCAGAATGGCAAGAACTATTAAAACAGGGTTGGAAAATAGATGAAAGTGGAAACAAATATAAGATAGAGGATCTTTAGTATGGAAGTTTTTTTAAAAAAAGAATTTGACAATGCTGGTTTTAAAACAGAGGTATTTTTTGATCAAGTATTATTTATTTATGATTTTTTAAAAGATGGAGAGTTAGATACTTTACTAGAGATTATTAACACTACTGATAATGCAGATTGGTCAATTGAGTATACAAAAAATCTTGCTAGGTTTTGTATGGAAAAATTTGGTAGAGATGATGTAGAAAATCTTGTTGCAGAAGGAAAATTTGAAATAACGCAAGGATGGGAAGATAAAAATCTAGATATTACGACTAAAGAAATAAGCACACGACTACAGGCCAGACTGGGAAAGTTGCTTGAATTAGCAGATCCATCTTTAGAACTTGCTGGATTTGGGACACTGCAAAGAATGCAAGAGGGGGTTGAACTTAAATCTCATACAGATCAACACACAGACCCATCAATTAAATATGCTGCTATACTATATATTAATGATGACTACAAGGATGGAACTTTGTTTTTTAAGAATAAAAATAATTCAGACTTGAGGCCAAAACCAGGAACTTTGCTTATTTTCCCAGGCAACGAAGAATTTGAGCATGGAGTAAGACATGTAGGAGAAGGACCAATAAGGTACGTAACTGTAGGTTTTATGAAAGTTACAGGTTGGTATGAAAATAATAAATACTAAGGAGATATAAAATGGAAAAAGAAATACTTGAAGAAAAAGTTTACTATTACACAAATGTAATAGAAGATCCAAAGCAACTTGTTGAAGCAATTGAAAACGACAACAAAGATCCTTGGGGCGAATGGATGGCTTGCTCTGGTGCGGAGTATGTCTATGGAACAGACAAGACTATTGCTCTAACTGCTGAGGCTAACGAAAAAGACAAGTACATTTATAATACTTTACGGAAGGCTTTTGACGATGTTGCAAGAGATTATGCAAAGGCTCAAGGCATAAAAGAAGAACCAAAACTTTTCCCTCAGTATCCTATTAAAAAGTATATGCCTGGAACATTTATGGGGGCCCATTTTGATCAACAAGAGGGAGATGAAAGACTTAAAGTTTCTTTCGTTATGTATCTTAATGATGACTATGAAGGTGGAGAAATATCTTTTACTATTGCTTCCCCAGAAGGTGTTTTAACACATCCAAGCCCACAGCCAGATTTTGCTGAGGCAGAAAAAACTGGTAACTATACATTTGCAATAAAGCCAAAGGCTGGAAGCATTATTGTATTTCCACCATCACCACCATATCATCACACAGCACATTTGGTAAAAAGTGGAGAAAAGATAATGGTTCCACAGCACTGGATTCATTAAAATCTTTTTACTGAGTTCTATTTTGTTAAACTATAAACAATAACTTTAGGCACAGTTTTACTTTTTGCAAAACTCTGCTATAATTAACACTTATTCTATTTTTGAAAGGACTATTTACTATTATGTCAGATTTTTTTAGTTTTAGGCTTCCAGAAGACTTTATAGAAAAGTATACAAAAATTGAAAGCCCATTTGGATTTAAAGATGCAGCAGAAAATTCACTTGGAGAAATTACTTTTATTCGTACTTATTCTAGGATGAAGGAAGATGGAACTAAAGAAAGATGGCATGAAGTTTGTCGTCGTGTAATCGAGGGTATGTATTCAGTTCAAAAAAATCATGCTAAAGAAAACCGTCTTCCATGGAATGACTATAAGGC